GACAATTCAGTAACAGAGTACGAAATTACTCCACTGATTGAATACGCCTTCGAGCAATACGCCAAGAAAGGCTTTCACAAAGCCTTGATTGAAGATCAGAAGCAGTCAGACGTTTACTGGCTGTGCTGGGAAGCAATTAGACGTTCGGGTGAAACAGTCAAACCTTTTGGGGAAGATTTTCTTGGGACTCTCAAGTCAGTTGAGGTCTTAGAGTCTGACCCTTTAGAGTAGATCGGAACTCCCTCACCTATCTCGTGGCTCGTATGAGTTTCGAGTTTGGAGTTCCTTTCCAAACCATTATTGAACTGCCACCAATGGCGTTCAAGGCACATGTAGAAGTCCTAAAGGACATAGCGAAGGAGCGAAGCGATGCCAGTAAAGCTGCAAGGCGCCGTCGCTCTTAGAAAAGCCTTGGCAATTGTCGAGCCTACATTGGCAAAAGAAACCAGCAAAGAAATTGCTTCATTTCTTAAACCAGTTGTAAAGAACGCTCGAGGATTTCTGCCTAGCAACGAAGATGCGCCTTCAGGCTGGCTCAAGCGCCCTAATGCTGGTGGACGCTGGGCTAATCGATCCTATGACGCGCAAGAGGCTCGTAAGGGCATTACTTTCAAGTCAACACCCAGTAAGCCAAACCGTCGAGGATTCGTGGCTCTTGCTTCCATCTTCAATAAGTCTGCTGCTGGCGCTATCTACGAAACCGCAGGACGCAAGTCTGGCGTGACTGGAAACTTCACCCCTCGCCTTGGCGGTCAACTTGTAGGTAAAGGTCAGAAGATGACTGGTCGAGCAATCTTCAGAGCGTTTGAAGATGATCGTGGCAAGGCACAAGATGGAGTCGTAAAGGCAATTTTTAAGGCTAAAGATAAGTTTGACTCGATGAAGGATAAGGTCTAATGGCAGACTTAAGAATTGATTTAGCGTCCGAATTTAAGGGCAAGAAAGCCTTTAAGGAAGCTGATGGAGCCGTATCAGGTCTAGATCGCGCAGTAGGCAAACTAGGTAAGCAATTCGTTGGACTCTTTGCTGCACAGAAACTTTATTCATTCGGCAAAGCATCAGTTAAGGCGTTCGCACAAGATGAAGCATCAGCTCGACGCCTAGCAACCGCAGTCGATAATCTTGGTCTTTCATTCTCGCAGACTCGCGTCGCGGACTTTATCCAGAATCTTGAAAAGTCAGCAGGTATTACAGACGACGTACTTCGTCCAGCAATGCAGGCACTACTTACTACAACTGGATCACTTACCAAATCTCAAGAGCTTCTCAATAATGCCATTCAGATTAGCCGCGCCTCAGGCATTGATTTAGCCACAGTCTCACAGGACTTGGCTAATGGTTATGTAGGCATCACTCGTGGACTTAAGAAGTACAACACAGGACTTACACAGGCAGAACTTAAGTCAAAATCTTTTGCTGACATTCTAGGCATCATGTTAGCCAAGTCGGCAGGCGCAGCTCAAGACTATCTGAGCACTACCGCCTATCAGATGGATGTATTGACAGTCGCTACAGACAATGCCAAAGAAGTTATCGGTAAAGGATTGGTCGAAGCGTTTGCCAAGATAGCAGGCGGTTCAGATGCGACAGATGCGGCAAAAGCCATTGACAATATCGCTCAAGCAATTAGCAAAGTTGTAGTATTTACAGGCACTGCTATTGGTCTTGTCGAGAAGTTCCGCAAGGCATATACCAACTTCTTGGCTGGTGGCGATGTCAATCAACTTATGGCTGGAACTGCTGCATCTACTAATCGGTCTTCATCACCAGCTGGCACAGCGGCTCGAACAGCACAACAACGCGCAGCAGAAGCGGCAGCAGCTAAGCGAGCCAAGGAATTAGCAGCGCTTACAACTAAGCAAGTCAAGGCAACTAAGTCACTTACAGACGAGCAGAAGAAGCAAGCCGCTCTCAAGAAGGCGCAAAGCATTTTTGACCTTGAGCAGATTCAGATTATTGCAGCTCTCAAAGGCAATATCTCAGAAGAAGATCGCACTCGCCTGCAGGCGCAAGCAGCAATCCTCAATGGCAATGCTGACCTAGCCACAAAGCTGACAAAAGATATTCTCATGGCACAGGATTCAACTGGCAAGCTCTATCAGTATTTCTTGTCAATCCCAACAGCCAAGAACCCTTTTGCCTTCCTCGATGACTGGATTGCAGACTTCCAAAAGAAGCTCAACAGCCTGACAATGAACACCTCTTATACTCAGGCAACCTTAGCGCCTGAACTAGCCGCTATCGGCGTTGTAGCAGGTTATGGAGACTATGCAGGGTCGGTTGCTAATCAGTCACCAAACACTCTTTATCCGTCTTACGGCATGCAAACTGGCGGTGGCGATACAGTCATTAACGTCCAAGTCCAAGGGAACGTCATTCGTGAGCAAGAACTCATTGACAAGGTTCTAGCAGGTGCGCAGCTCTCAAGCCTTTCAGGTTCTCCATCTCAAATCGGTAGAATCGCAGGTATGTTTGGCTAATGGCACTCCCAGCGCAGATAGCCGTTTCCTTTGACTTTACTAACGGCGCAACCTTCGGCTATAACGGTTTCGTCATTGGCGACCCTAAGTACGGAATTCTGGGAACTAATACTTTGGGCGACTCAACTTCCCCAGAACCTACAGTTGATCTAACTCCTAATGTCTATGAGATCAGCATTACTCGTGGGCGCAATATCCAGCGCGACCAGTACGAGGCAGGACAATGCACGGTCAGAGTCTTAGACCCTCTCAGCTACTTTAATCCTCAGAACACAGCCAGCCCTTATTACGGCAAACTTGTACCTCTACGCAAGTTGCGTGTTTCAGCTACTACAGCCACTACCCAGAAGTACCTATTCTCAGGCTATGCCATTGAGTACCGCTACACCTATCCAGTCAATCAAGATACTGGCTATGTAGATATCGTCTGCCAAGATGCCTTTCGCCTATTTAACATGGCTAACGTCAATACCATTACAGACTCAGGCGCAGGGCAGACAACTGGCACACGCATAGGCAAGATACTTAATCAAGTCTCATTCCCTACCTCAATGCGCACAGTAGCGGCAGGTGCTAATACCTGTATTGCTGATCCTGCAACTAACCGCACAAGTCTTCAAGCCATCAAGAACGCAGAGTTTTCTGAGACAGGCGCGTTCTATATGGATACCTCAGGCACAGCCGTCTTTAAGTCCAGAGCGCAGGTCATGGCTTCTCTAGCTACTGCCCCTACAGCTTTTAATCAAACTGGTGGGATTCCTTACAAGAATCTTAAGTATGCCTTCGATGACAAGCTCATCATTAACCAAGCCAACCTAGGACGCGTAGGCGGCACAGTTCAGGTTGTTACTAATCAGACCTCAGTTGATAAATACTTCCCTCACTCAGTCACACAAACAGACCTTGTAGCTGAGACAGATACCATTGTCTCTGAGATTGCCAAGGAATACATTGCTACCCGTCAAGAGACAACTATCCGCATTGACGAGATGACAGTTGATCTACTAGACCCATCAGTCCCAACTGACACAATGCTTGGACTTGATTACTTTAGCAATTTGCTCATTACTAATATTCAGCCAGACGGCTCGACTATTGTCAAAAACCTGCAATTTCAAGGCGTTAATTGGTCAATCACGCCAAACAAGATGACCGTCAATATTACAACGCTTGAGCCAATAGCCGATGGCTTCATCGTTGGAAGCTCGTATTACGGTATAATCGGCACTAATACATTGGGTTACTAGGAGATATAATGGCATCAGGACTACCATCAGCAACAGGCGATATTTTTACTGCCGCTACCGTAAATGGTCTAGTGACTTTTACTGTCAATAGTGACGCAACGGCAGACTACACAGCAGTCTTAGCGGATCAGTACCAAGTCCTAGTCCCTATGAACAAGGCAACAGGAGTAGCCTTTAAGATTCCTACAAACGCCTCAGTAGCGTTCCCAGTAGGCACAGCAATCACAATTCTCAATAAAGGCGCTGGAACAGTAACTATATCGGCTACAACAAGCGGTACAACAACTGTGCTATCGGCTGGAACAACAGCAGCTTCTCCAACTTTGGCTCAATACAAAACAGCAGTTTGCATTAAGACTGCTACAGATACATGGTATGTCGCAGGAGCTATTGCTTAATGATTGGCGCAATTACAGCAGGGTTATTTAACACACCAGCACCACCAGTTTCATATATTGAATATTTAGTCGTAGCAGGTGGTGGTGGAGGCGCTTCAAATAACGGTGGAGGCGGCGGTGGAGGCGGCGGTTGTCGTTACAGTGCTAACACAATTACTTTTGCTACAGCAACTAACTTTACAGTAACGGTAGGCGCTGGTGGTTCTGGTGGAAACTCTGGTGTTGCAACCTCTGGTTCTGATTCTGTATTTTCAACCATTACTTCTACTGGTGGCGGACGAGGCGGCGGAGAAGGCGGCGGTGGCGCTGCTGGCGCAACTGGCGGTTCTGGTGGTGGTGGCGGTGCTAACGGCGCTGCTGGTGGCGCAGGAAATACTCCATCAACATCTCCATCACAAGGAAACACTGGTGGTACTTCTTGGACTGATGGAACAAATCGTATGGGCGGCGGTGGTGGCGGTGCTAGCGCAGTTGGCGGTACACCAACAAATGCCAGCGCAGCAGGTAACGGCGGAGCAGGTTACACATCAACCATAACTGGTTCATCAGTTGCTTATGCAGGTGGTGGTGGCGGTGGTACTTATATAACTGGTTCAGGAGTTGCTGGAGGAACTGGCGGCACTGGCGGTGGCGGTAATGGTGGTCGTGGATCAGGTTCTAACTCACCAGCAGCGGCAACCAACGGAGACTCAAATAAAGGCGGCGGTGGTGGTGGTTCTGGTTGGGATTCAACTGGAAGCAACAAGGCTGGCAACGGTGGCGCAGGTGTAGTTATTATTAAATGGCTTACATCTCTTGGAACTATCACAGTTGGTGGCGGTCTTACCGCTGATGCAACTGGTACAGATGGTTCATATTCTTACAAGCGTTTTACAGCAGGAACAGGAACGGTGAGTTTCTCATAATGGCACACTACGCATTTTTAGATGACTCAAACATTGTCACAGAAGTCATTGTTGGAATTGATGAATCAGAACTAATTGAAGGCAAAACGCCGGAAGATTGGTACGGCAAATTTCGAGGACAACGCTGTGTGCGCACTTCGTATAATGGACGCATAAGATTTAACTACGCAGGAATTGGTTATTCTTACGATCCAATCGATGATGCTTTCATCGCTCCTGCTCCATGCGACCATGCAGACTTGACACTTAATTCTGAAAAACGATGGGAGTGTGCAAGCTGTGAAGCCAATCTTATGCAAAGCAGGACAACAGCTTAGGGAGCAGTTTGATGATTGTTACCCAGATAGAGATCGCACCTCAGACGGCTGGATTGGCGACACTCGTCATCAAGCACGTCCTTCTGACCACAATCCTGATGCAGAAGGTATCGTCCGAGC